AGTAATGACAACACCGTGGCCTTTGTTGCCGCACAAACTGAAACTGAAACTGAAGATCAAATTATGACTCGCATTCGCGAGCGTTTTGACATCTTGAATGAGATGACAAAGGCTTGTGTGAATGGTGACATCCGTGCTATGATTGTGTCGGGTCCTCCAGGAGTTGGCAAGAGCTTTGGCGTTGAGCGTGAGATCGAAAAAGCCACACTGTTTGACAAGTTGGCAGGCAAGCGCCTCCGTGCCGAAGTTGTGAAAGGTAGTGCAACACCCATTGGCTTGTATCAAACCCTGTACAAGTATTCAGATGCCAATTGTGTGTTGGTGTTTGATGACTGTGACAGCATTTTGCTTGACGACGTGGCCTTGAACTTGCTGAAGGGTGCATTGGACTCAGGCAAAAAGCGTACCATTTCATGGTTGTCAGAGTCTAGTGCTCTGCGCCGTGAAGGCATTCCTGATCGTTTCGAGTTCAAAGGCAGTGTGATTTTTATTACCAACTTGAAGTTTGACACCATGAAGAGCCAAAAGTTGCGTGATCACTTGGATGCATTGCAATCACGCTGTCACTACTTGGACTTGACACTGGATACCATGCGTGACAAAGTGTTGCGTATCAAGCAGATTGCCAAGGACGGCGTGTTGTTTTCGGATTATGATTTTGAGCCTGTAGTACAGGACGAGATTGTGGAGTTCATGGAATCTAATCAGAATCGTCTGCGTGAGATGAGCCTGCGTATGGCGCTGAAGATTGCAGACTTGCGCAAGAGTTTTGCAGGCAACTGGAAGCGTATGGCTGAGACAACATGTATGAAGAGTGCCTGATATGGCTTGGATTGCTGTGTTATTGCTAGTAGTCGTAGGTCAGCCCTGGTTAGCATTGATGTTGGCATTTCTTATTTTGATACTTGAATAATAGTTTTACCCCGGGGATTGGTTGGCTCCGCCCCGGGTTTTTACACAGGCTCTTCGGAGCCTGTTTTTTTGACTTTTGTCTGTGCATGTGTTACTATATACTACATGAAACAATGCACAATACTAATACGTGATGAAGTAAACATCAAGATTGAAGGCCTGGACTTGGATGCTCGCAAAGCCTTGGTCAATGCTTTCAAATATGAAAATCCTGCCGCACGTTATTTGCCAGCAGTGCGTTTAGGTCGTTGGGACGGCAAGGTGGCATATTTCCAATTGGGCGGTAGTACCTATGTGAATTTGCTGCCTGAGATCATGCCTATACTGGAGAAGTTTGATTACGACATTGAACTTGATGACCAGAGAAATTATTCAAACACATTCAACTTTGAATCAGTAACTGAAACAAGTTTTGCACATGTGACCTGGCCCCGAACACATCCTGCCGCAGGTGAACCCATCATGTTGCGTGACTACCAAGTTGAGATCATCAACAACTTTCTAGCCAATCCACAGTGCATACAAGAAGTGGCCACAGGCGCAGGCAAGACCATAATGACAGCGGCCTTGAGCAATGCAGTCACACCTTACGGACGTAGCATTGTGATTGTACCCAACAAGAGTTTAGTCACACAGACTGAAGCAGACTATATCAACATGCAACAAGATGTTGGTGTGTACTTTGGCGACAGAAAAGAATACGGACGTCAACACACCATATGCACATGGCAGAGCCTAAACAACCTGTTGAAGAATACCAAAGCTGGCCTAGGTGACTGCACCATTGGTGAGTTCTTGGAAGATGTTGTGTGCGTTATTGTGGATGAAGTACACATGGCCAAAGCAGATGCACTCAAAACTTTGTTAACAGGTGTGATGGCGCAAGTGCCAATTCGCTGGGGATTGACCGGAACTGTGCCTAAAGAAAAATTTGAAAGTCAAGCCTTGCTAGTCAGTCTTGGTCCGGTGATTGGCCGGCTCAGTGCCAGCGAATTGCAACAACAAGGTGTACTGGCCAACTGTCATGTGAACATTGTGCAGTTGATTGATCATGTGGAGTACAAGGACTATCAAAGTGAACTCAAGTACTTGCTGGAAGAATCTGGACGCTTGGACACCATGGCTGATCTTGTGCGTCAAGTCAACGAAACAGGCAACACACTAGTACTTGTGGACCGAACTGAGTGTGGCAGACAACTGGTTGCACGGCTGGGGGACAAGGCTGTGTTTGTTTCGGGCACAACCAAAGTCACCAAACGTCTGGCCGAGTATGACATGGTAGCAGATGCAACAGACAAAATCATTGTGGCCACATATGGTGTGGCTGCTGTGGGCATCAATATTCCCCGTATTTTTAATTTGGTTCTAGTTGAACCTGGAAAGAGCTTTGTTCGCGTTATACAAAGCATTGGACGAGGTATTCGCAAAGCCGAAGACAAAGATCATGTTCAGATCTGGGACTTGACCAGCACTTGCAAATTTGCCAAGCGTCATTTGACCAAGCGCAAACAGTTTTACAAAGAAGCCAACTATCCCTTTACACAAGAAAAACTTGATTGGATGAAAATAGGATGAGTTTGGATTTTATGAAAGACGACGGGGTATTCTTGCCCATGTTAAATGATACTGGCCGCAATGTCTTTTATAAAGCTGCAATTGAGTTGGCCGCACCCGGGAAGATAGTCTGTGATATAGGTGCCGGCACAGGGTTTCTCAGTATACTAGCAGCACACGCTGGTGCCAAACATGTGATTGCAGTTGAACAAAATATTGAAAGATATCAATATGCCAAATCTATTGTTGAACAATTGGGATTATCTAATCAAATTGAATTGGTACTTGGAGACTTTCTTGACCAGGACATCAAAGCAGATGTGTATGTGTCAGAAACTATCAACACACAAATATTTGGTGAAGACATAACAAAGTTATCCAACCATGCACTGAAGCACGGTGGTGCATTTATACCTGGGCAATTTAAAATTCATGCTGAAGTATATCAATGGCATCCAATATTTGTTGTGGATCAATCAGGGTCAGAAGCGTTTGAATATCGACCTGACATTGATGTTGATCCTGCGTTTGCAAGCATTATCAATCAAGATTTTCAACAACAGTACAGTCTATCTGACACACGTTATCAAGCCAATCAACTCAATAAATTGTTTAGGATGCTGCCACAGTTTACAGATTTAAAACTGACAAAATATCACCAAACTCAATCCATTACAGTTGACTTGAATACATTAAACAATGAGTCAGATCTCGCCATCACTATCCCTCTAGCCGATGTTAAAAAATTTCAACAAAGCATGTATGTGGTATTATTTTGGCAAGCTGAATATGGTCCTATAACAATGAATTGTAGAGATGTTTGGTTTGGCAATATCAGCAAACACATCATGGGAGCCACCACTGACATTGTGTTTCGTTATGATCCGCAGATACGCAACTGGCGGTTGACTTATTGACACAAACCCTGTAAACTAAACACATGAGAATACTAACCCTAGACAACATCCATTACGACCTAGATCATTTGCCCGAAGAAGTAGATGACATGCGGTTTGCTATATTAGACAATTCAAATCCACAAGAGCCAGATTATCATTTTATTCCACTAATCTTTTTAGAAAGTTTTAACGCACCTGCACTTGTACTACGCATCGGAACCAACACTATAAAGATGCCCATGGACTGGCAGATACTCATTGGTGAACCTGAAGTAGGTGACTTGGAAGTGTTACCATTGACGTCCATAAATGATCGTGGATTCAAAGTGTTTCAGTTTAACCCACTCACAAGTTTCCGCCCAAGTTTCCCAGACATTGAAATACTAGATGTGTATCACGAAGTGAGTTGGTATGCACCCAAACTAAAGAATGGCCAATTACTTTCTGTGCCATTGAACGATGATCCAGATCCAGACTGTGTGTACTTTGTGAAAGATATCAGTCGCAACTGTGAAATAGTAGACTACAACAAGGCGTGGTAACATGGCATACACCGAACCCGAAATATTTGAAATGATCAATCGCCTGTCCAAGATTTATTTGGAAAGTTATCCTGACGATCAGGCGGGTCTAGAGCGTTTTCTACGCTGGGCACATGCTCAATATGGTTACAAGTATGGGAACTCTTAAACCCGGCGCCACCTACATCTACGAGCGTGTGGACAATCAAGTGTACGCCCGCGAAGCAGGTGCTGATCCCAGTACCAGACAACCAGTTGGTTGGGATTATGATCCAGTGAGTGGCCACCAAGTTGATTACACCAAGCAAACATCAACCGGAGATAGCCAGTGGGAAGGCTTGATGGAAAATAAAATGTGGGGTGACATTCGGCGACTGGCCCGGACCAATCCTGCTTTACAAGACTCCCTGGAACGTGTTATAATGATATACAAACTAATCAAAGTGGACAAGTGAGCGACAAACTAAACATTGCCAATGAGATGCGACAACTGGATCGCAAGAACAGAAACTTCTATCGCGAACTCACAGATGAGGAACGCAAGAAGTTTTCAAACTATCTCATGATTCGTTGGGCGTCATGCGTAGAAGGCTCAAGAGAACTGCAAGAGTTTTATTTGATTGCCACCAACGAACGATTGAACAAACACTTCTTCAACATCAGTCGGCATCCTGAACTGCAATGGTTGTGTGCCACCACAGTGAGTCCAGACATGGGCACACCCAGACACAACTGGATCTCGCCCAAGAAGAAAGAAACTGGTGCTGGAGCAAGTGCCGTTAAAAAACAATTGGCAGAGTTGTTTCCCACATACAAAGAAGATGAAATAGCCCTGCTGGCCTCAATGACCACAAAGAAAGAACTTGATCAACACATCCGAGACCATGGCCGAGACACTAAGTGAACTCACTTGCGGCTACTGCAAGAAAACATTTCGTCGTGCAGAAAGTCTTGTGGTTCACATGTGCGAGCCCAAGCGGCGCAGATCGGAACGATCAGAACGTGGTGTAGAACTGGGCTTTCAATCCTATTTGAGATTCTATGAGATTGCACAAGGATCGGCCAGACTCAAAACATTTGATGACTTTGCAGACTCACCTTACTACAGAGCATTTGTAAAGTTTGGTAGATACTGCTACAATACACGAGCAATCAATCCTGCACAGTTCACAGAGTGGTTGTTGAAACACAACAAAAAGATCGACAACTGGGGCTCAGACAAAATCTACACTGAGTATTTGCTGGACTATTTGAAAGTTGAAGCCGTGGCAGATGCTCTAGCAAGAGCAGTGGAGTTTGGCATAGACTGGAGTGAGACTCACTCAGCGCCGGCCAATGATTGTTTGCGCTACGGCAGCACACATGCCATGTGCCATGCTATCACAACAGGACGCATTAGTCCTTGGGTGATATACAATTCAGACTCGGGACAAAAGTTCCTAGGAGAACTCACAGCAGACCAAGTGTCAATGATATGGCCTTATATAGATAGTGATGTGTGGCAGAAAAAGTTTTCAGACTATGCCGCAGACGCTGAATACGCAAAACTAATATTGAAACAAGCAGGATGGTAACATGATAGGAAACATTGGTCAAACTGGCAAGTATGTGGCAGTCACCGGCGGCCCAGGCAGTAACTATGTGAACAACGCTGGTTACATGGGGGTAGGGCAGTTACAATACAACACTGCCACTCAACGGCTAGAAGTATACAATGGCACCAGTTGGCAAATGCTTAACTTGGGCACTTACTATGTTGGATTGAAT